CTTGCAGAAGGTTAGTAATGCCTGTAAGTATCTTGAACAACATGAAGCTAATCTAAATAAAGGAACTAATACTAATGACTAAGTGGACAGTACCAAGCAGCGGAGATTTTTTTGGTATGGCTGAGGAGTTTGAGAAAGAGATGAACAAAGACAATTTTATTGATGAATGTTTTGACCCAGTAACTAAGCCTTTACATTACAACACAGGTGGTGTAGAATGTATTGACTACATCAAGCAAATCTTAGGCACTGAGGGTTTCATTGCGTACTGTCATGGTAATATGATTAAGTATCAACACCGTCACAGATACAAGAACAACCCTGTTGAGGACATGGACAAAGCTAACTGGTACATGCAGAAGATGCGTGAAGCAATGAAGGAGATTCACAAGTGAAGCCATACGATCAGGGTAAGGAAGCCTTCAAGTCAGGTAAGCTAGGCAATCCTTACGGTACTAACACACGGCCTAACAAAGATTGGGAGTTCGGTTTCAACACTGAGTATTTCAAGAACTTAGAAAAGATAGTAGAGCATGACCAAGCCAATCAATCTTGAACAGGAAGCCAAGAAGTATACTCGTAAGAAACGTAACCCCAACATGATAAAACCCCTGACCGCCCGGAGGTACCTAGCAGGACAAGCACTTGCTGGAATACTTTCGGGTGGAAGAGGGGCTTTAAACATGTCTGAAGTAAGACGTTCATCATATGAGTGGGCAGACTATATGTTAGATGGTGAGGAAGATTGATGATAAAAAATGTTACTTTTACAGTAGCTTCCTTGTTAGTTGTGATATTATTTATATCTACTCTGTAAAATCTACCTTAAATCTTTTATCTCTTTCAGTTTCTTTTGATAGGTAGTAATCAATCAGCTCTAGCTGTGGCACATCAAGTGTCCACAGTTCTTTTTCTGTTGTCCCAAAGATTTCTAAAGCTTCTTTTAAGTCACGTTTATTTACACTACGATTAGTAATCTGCATGATCATACCAACCTTATTGTCATCCCTGTCATAGGAGTTCTTAAGAAATTCTTTAGAGTCTTTCTTAGCATACCCTAACAATTTATTTAGTTGTTCTACTTTATCTTTAAGGGATAAAGAACGCCATTTATTTGATTCTACTAATTGATCAGCATACATTTCTAATACTGGAAACACTGTCTCATTAAAAGCATTAGCTGCTTCTGGTACACTACTACGAATCTCAGTCATCCACTGAGGTCTTCCAACATCATTAAATAATTGTTGTATAGTAGACTGAGGTGGCACTTCTCTATAACCAACCAGTCTACCAATAGGTGCACCTAGAGCTTCACCAGATAATGCAGACTGTTTCTCTGGGGTAATAGACTTACCTGAAGCAAGCTCATAAATTTGATCTATGTACCTTACAGAATTATTTAACTCTTTGATCCCTTGTTTTCTATCAACAGCTACATAATCTTCACCTCTTGATAAAGCTATAACTTGATTAGCAGGATCTACAAATCGTGTAACTCCCGAAGCATACATTGCAACAGAAGCACCAAGAGCTTTCTTAGCTGACTCATAACCAGCCTCTGTGTCTCCTTGAAGAAGAAGATACATGGTATCCATCATATACCCTGCAGACTCACCCAAAGTTCTTGATACTTGTTCTGTGCCAAATTGACTAAGCGCAGCATTATACAAATCTTCTGGTACCTCTTCATCTCTAATTTGATGTGCACCTACACGTCCGACCATTTTATAAAAACTATAAGGAAAGTCATACATCCTATTTACAATAGCACCAGTTGAATTTCTTTCTTCATACCAAGCAAGACCTTCATCAAGGTTCTTCATCTCCCTTACAGTATTTACACCTATTAAACCCCAACCCACTGCAGCTTTAGTTGCAAGAGTCATAGCATCTCTGTTTTTATTTCCAGCAAAACCTTTATGCAATAGGCTTACACCAGTGTGATCAAACATAAAGCCAAGAGTGTTATTAAAGAACTGACCAAAAGGAACCATAGCACCGATCAAAGGCATTGTCCTAGCTTCTTCTACAATCTTTGCCATCCTTTGTAAGGTACCATCAGAACCACCATACCTTTTAGAAAAAGTATTTCTTAGTGCGTCTTCTACAGACTTAGTTTCTATTTGTAAAAACTTTGCATATTTTGCGCTGTCTTTATCAGTAAGATGTTTAACAAGTGCTGGGTCTTGTAAGAAGTCATTGTAACTTACCCCATATTCTATACGAATATTTTTATCTATAGCATACATAAACTCTTGAGATTTTGTTAGGAAGTCTTGAGCCTTTACACCGTATGCAGTTTGAACAATGTTCATACCTTTTTCAAAGTTACTACGAGTTATTTTTTCTCCAGCAGAAAGTTGCAACTCTTTAAGTACAGCGTCAACCTCAACACCACCAATCATGTAACGAAACATTTCTTTCTGTGCATCAGGACGAAAGGTTAAGTAGTCCATTGTTTGTTCAAAGGTACTGTAAGGATCAACCATATTTTTTAACTTTTGTTTTTGTAAGTCAGCCATTTGGCTAGCCAGATTACGGTACTGAACAGCCCCAACTTTATCACCAGTTAAGGCTTTAAATGTAGCCGCACCACCATACAAACCACCCCTAACCATGTCAGATAAAGTCTGTGTAGCTGTTGCATTAGCCCAGCCAATAACATTAAGTGCTGTTGTTCCGGGATGTGTTACTAACATTCTAATAAAGTTTTGTTGCATACCCTCAAAAGTTTTAGTTGTTGTTTCTCTACCAGCCTCAAGAAAGTTTGTTTTTACTAACGGGTCTAGTATAGATTCAACAACATCATCTGTCGCTAAATCTTCAGCCCTGCTATCAATAGACTTTAAAAGTTTTGCAAGTTGAGACTGACGTTGTAATTTTCTACCAGCATCACTAACTTCTGCAGCATCTACCTTAAGAAATTTTTCAAGACCTATGTTACCAGAGGGACTATCAAACCTATTAAAGATTTCTTCAAAGGCATCTTTAATATCTTTTTTAGGTGCCTCATCTAAACCATCTATAGCGTCTAAAAGATAGTTACTAAAGTTATCATCTGTATCTCTTTTTGAATACGGTTTTACTCCAGCATCTAGGAGTATACTTGATACACCCCTGATACCATTTTCTTTATCACCTAAGAAAAACAACTTAGCTAAGACAGCATCAGTGGCATTTGACTTATCATCAAGATCTTTATATCTAATATCAATACCTTGAATAACTTTTTCTTTCCAAGGAGACATAGAAACTTTCATTGCGTCCATAGCTTCTTTAATCTTAGCAGCATCAGCCTTCTTTGCTGACTCTCTTATTTCTTTTTTAGTTACTTTTGATTTTTCTGTCCCTGCAAGTTTGTTTGCTGAAGTTTGTATTTCTGCTGATCTTTCTAACTCAAGAGATAGCATAGAGTTACCACTAATACCCCTTAGTTTGAAGAGACCTAAAGCTAATCCAGTACCAGTTAAACCACCTATTGTAGAGAAGGCCCCTTCAAGAGGGTTGTACTCATCCTGTGCGCCTGCTTTAATCTTAACCTTTTGTCTTAGTGCATCTATTCCAGTAGCAGCAGCAGTGTCAGCTAGTCCTGCATAAATAATTTCTCTCTTAGCTGAACTATTTAATGCAGTCTTATATGAGGAAGACTCAAGTGCTTTTGTATAAGCTCTACGACTAGCTTCTTTTTTAGCAGTCTCTATCGTAGACTTCCTTGTTACACCTTTTATAGCCCCAGCTTTAACTGAAGCCTCAGCAGCTTCACGTGCAGTTCTCTTTGCTATTTCACCAGCGGCTTTAGTTAAACCTGATGCAGCAACTTTACCTACACCAAGGGATAGTATATTAACCGGATCAAGTATAAGTTCACGTGCATAGTCATAGACTGCATCTACTTGATCCCCTAAATCCCCTTTAGAGAATACACCTTCCATACTGTCAAATAGTTTGTATGCATCACCAGCTTTCTTACGCCGTAGTTCTAGCTCTTGCTCATCACCACGATTTAGGTGAGATAATTCTTGAAGAGTTGTAATAGAATTACCTATAGAAAATGAACGCATATTGTTTATGTATGAGTCAACAATCTCTTCTCGGTCATACTTGTCTATGTTCATACCAAAACGATCAGACATGTAGTCTTGGATGACGTCAAAGTTTACACCCTCTCTAAGATTGGAAAGTGTAACCTGATCACCAGCACTGAAGGCATCTTCTGTTTGGGTGTTTTGGTTAGCACTCATAAAATCTTCGTACGCTGTATCTTTAACAGGTTTTACTTCTTTAACAAGAGGCACTTTATTTGCCCTCATAAAATCTTCATATGCTGTAGACATTAATTAACCTCAAATCCAAAACGTTGTGGTATTTCTGGGGATATATATTGTGTACCATTTTTATCTGTGTATAAATATTGACCACTAAAACCCCCTTCATCAGTAAGAACTTTTTTAAACTCTGTGGGTTTAAAATCCTCTGGTAAATTCATTACCCGTGGCGCACTACTTGTTTTTTGTCTCTCAGCATCTTTATTAATTTCTTTTAGTGTAGGTGGATTAGTTTCTTTAATATACTTTTTAATAACTTCAGGGTTATTAGTAGATAGTTCTGGTCCTTCTAAAAATATTACATCACCCTTCTCATTATAATGTAAAGTAAACCTGTTTTCTGTGTGGGTAGTAGTTTCTGTAGGTGGCAACAAGTTTGCAGGAGGTAATTCTGTTACTTCTATCTCTGAAGTAGGTCTTTCCATTAATCCACCACTAGTTTCTTCAGAAGGGACTTCGTAATTTGTTACTGCATCAAAAGCTTTATCACCAATTAAAAAACGTGCAGCAATATCCTTGCTTTTTTGATTATATTTATGTGCAATTTCCGGCCCAAACATAGGATCTAATATGAGTTTTTCAAGCCTTGATGAGTCAGGTAATCCATCATACTCCTTTTGTAGTCTGGTAGCTTCGGCTGCGGGTAACGACCTAATCTTACCAGCTAACAGTTGGTCATACTCATCAATCATACGTGTGCGATCACTGTTAATTTCAATACTACTAATTTTTTTAAACCCACTGTAGTCAGTAACCACACCACCTGAACCAGACTTATATAAAGGTTCACCAAGGCTAGACATGATGTCTCCACCAGTAGTACCAAGAATAGATGCACGTTCAATTTGTCTATTAGCAACTGTTGCTGCAGGTTGAAAAAGATCCGCTCCCAGTGATGCTAGGAAAGTTTTCTTTTCTCTAACAACAGGGTCACTAGAAGTGTTATAGATAGGTAGCATCATTTCAATAGCACTCTGAGGTGTCACGTCTTTATAAGAAGAATCCTCTGAGAAATCATGAGCATCATTTAAAAGATCAGATGTAAGTGTTTCACCTGACTCTTGATACTTCATAGCTTTTTGAGCAAACTTTAAAAATGCATCTGGATCACTTTGAATAAGCTTGGATACTTTACCCTTGTCCATACCATTATCATCTAAGAAATCAGCAGCTTCTTTAAAACCAGCTTGCAGTCCTTTTATTTTAGACCTACGTTTTAAACCTTCTTCTTGAAGGTACTTAGATTGACTCTGAAAAGTATCCCTGAGAAAACTTGCACGGTCGTTTAACGCTCCGCTTAAAGATGCGGCAAAGCCACCTCTGCGTACCTTACTTAAAACTCTACTTTTATTTACAGCCATTTTAAACCCTTGCCATTAAACCTTTAGATTCTTCTTGTGGTATTTCTTCTTCTTCTTTTTCTTCTTCTTCTACCAAGTCTTCTAAGTACTCTGCACCTTCATCTTTGTCTACGTTTTTCTTCAAAGATTTTTTAAATAAAGTAACAGCTTTAAACTTCAGATCTTTTTCACTTTCTTTAGATTTATCAAACTCTTCTTTAAACTCTACTCCAGCTTGCTTTGCTGTAGCATTGAGGTACTCTTGTATAACAGGTGTTATGATTAAGCTAACGTCTATGCTATGGATACCTTGAGCTACTGCTGCAGTGCATATAGACTCAGCTAAATGTCTTGTGGGCATACCAAACTCTATTGTAAAAATAATATTATCTAGCGTTTGTGGTTCAGATAATCTTTTTATATGGTGTGTGATTGCCTCATCAGGATTAACAATTTTAGGTGGTCTTTCCCAAGCATAGTTCTTAGGTTCAGCAGTCAAAGACTGTAATGGGATCGGTGCGTCAAACATTGTTTTTCCTTTATCTACTTCTTACAAACGTTAGGTATTTATTAATAAGTGGGGCAACTTTTTTCCTTGATGTTTTAAGGCCCGGAGCTGAAGTCTTAGAATACCCTTGTTTAGAAACTACAGTCTGACCATCATGATGTAGTGCATAAACGTAGTCTTGACTTAAACCTCTATTCTTAACAATAATAAAATTGTCTTTAGTGTGATCAACCAAAGCTTGAACTTGCATGTCTAAGTCCCAACGATTGCTATCTGTCAAACCATAGTCTGCACCTGTTTTATTTACAAATTGACCTACACCGGATGCACTACTTTCTCTAGCAGATGCTTCAGGATTAAACCCAGATTCATGTGCAGCTATAGCCAATGTGGTAGCAACTTCTACATCAGTCATACCTGCTTGATAACCAGTATTGATAATTAGGTCAATTACTTTTTGTTTCATTGCTTTAGTTGTAGCACCAGCACTACGGGAAGTACTTGTAGAATTTTTAGGCAAAGCTAAATTAAAATAAGATTGTTCTACAATTCCCCCTTTACCCGATCCTTTTGAACCATATAGCTCTTCTGTTAAACCATACGCAGGATCTGTAGATGCCGCTGTTTCATCTGAGTCTATCTCTACTAGCATGGTACCGAATTCATTAAATTTTCCCCTACTAGCAACATTATAATCACCACCAACAAAGTTATCACTCTGATTTCGTATGCTACTGACCCAGTTTGCATTATTAATTTTAACACTTTCTGTTAAGTCTCTGGATCTTTCTTTTTCTTCTTGTGCTTTTGCATATTCATCTGTGTACTTTACCTCAGACATAATTCTGTCCATGTCTTTTGCGGTTTGAGTACCTCTATCTCTTGCCTGAACAATACTTGTTTTTGTGTTACTTGAAGTTTGATCTAGTTTACTTTTTCTAAGTACGTTAATATAATCTTCTGTTTCATTATCTATAGACATTATCTTTTTATCCCTGTTGCCCATCCGAAGATGTCAGCCAATAAACCACCTTCTGACATTGCGGCTTGTATCTCAGCTTGAAATGCTGCAGCTTCAATTAAAGAGTCTCCTACCATTCGTTGTGTAATAATTGAAACTGCTCTATCAGTTGCACTTTCTGAAGACCTAAACGCATAGTCCATTATGTCTTTTTCCCTTTGCCATATCTCATCAATAGCATTTTCTGTAGCATCATTCATTGCTTTTGCATCCCTAGCATTAGCATCATTTTGAGACTCAGCATCTGTTGTAGCTATTTTTCGTCTCCACTCAGCATTAGCTTGTGCTACGATTAGAGAATTAGTAGCCATAGCTTCATCTCTTCTAGCATTAACATCTGTGTTAAATTTTGCTATACCATTAATTTCACTTACATTTGCTATTTCCATAGCATTCATTTGAGCAGCGTTAGATATATTTACCTCAGCCTCAAGCTTTGTTAAGAATTGATTAGTTTGATTTTCACTGGTAGCATTAAATTGACGTGCTGCATTCTCTTCAGTTTGATCATTAAAGATTGCATCAACGTTTGCCTTTGCTTTAAATATACTTACCTTGTTCTCATTAGTCAAGTTAGTTAGGTCTAGTTCTAAGAAAGCTTCAGCAATTTTTACTGCAGCTTGCTGCCTATTGTTTAAGTTAGCTATATCCATAGAAGCGACAGATGCTGCATTCTGTAGGACAGCAGATTGTTTTGCATTTAACTCAGCGATACCAATAGTTTTTAATAGGTTTGAATTGTGTAGTTTAGCTGACTCTGCTGCAGTAAAGGTAAGATTATTTGCTTCAGCAAAACGTGCTGCATTCTCAATAGCAACTTGCTGTTGGTTGTCAATCTTCTTACCCTGCAAGGCAGCAGCAATCTGAGCATTAGCAATATAAGCTTGTTGTTTAGCACTAGTATTTGCAAGATTAACTTTCAGTTCATTTGCGTTATCCTGCAAGATACCTTGCTGACGATTGTTAAGATTGATATTACTCATCTCAGCATAACGTGCAGCTTCAGCTATATTAACTTGCTGTTGATTAGAAAGGTTCTGGCCTTGCAGAGTTGCCCTAATCTGTGCATTAGCAATAACAGTTTGCTGCATATTGGATAGGTTCTGTGTCTGCAGAGAGAAAGCATTCTGGGAGTTCTGTAGTGTAGCTTGTTGTTCAGCATTAAAGTTAGCTATCTTTACCCCTTGTTGAGCAGCAGCATTAGCTAAAGAAACTTTCTGTTGACGATTAAGATTATCTATCTTCATCTCACGAAAGGCATCAGCATCTGCAGAAGCAATAGGTATCGCAGACTCCATAGCAGCTTGTAGGATAGCCGCACCTGCCATAGAGGAACCACCCATACCACGGGATGCCATAGCAGCATTAGCAGCTCTGATAGCTCCTGAAGCCCATGCTGGGGTACCGTCATCAAAGTCAGCCATCAATTTAGCAAGCTGTCCCTGCACGGTGTCCTGTGCCTCAATCTTGCCCTCTTTGAACTCAACCAGTGTCTGATCATCAACACTAAATTTCTTTAGTTTAGCTGCAACAGCAATAGCATCATCCGATAAACCATCTGCTGTAATAGACTCAGCTTGAGCCATGTCAGACTCAGCTATCTTTGCGGCTGGAGGAATTTCATTAGGATCAACAGTACCCTGCGCAGACTTAATGTTATCAGGAACATTAGCTTCAGCTATCCTAGCCTCAATAGCTTTTTCATCTTGACCTGCTGCTTTAGCTAGCTCCTCAGAAGAAACACTACGATTGCCTGAAACAACTTCATCAATAAAGTTAGGGTCCATCGTAATAGCACCTGCAATAGCACCTTCAGATAGTTCTCCTTGTGCTGCTTTTACCTTTGCACCTTCAGATAACTCTCCTTTAACTGCAGTAAGACCTGCAGTACTAGCAGCAACAGCAGCAGCAGATTTAGCAGCAGCTACTTTTTCTGCAGCAATATCATCAGGAGTTTTTGCGGTAGTTGTTGAACCTTGTACAGCAGAAATAGTATCAACAGCACCAATTTGACCAGCATCTTTATCCACATATTGACCCGGATCGGTACTATCTACTTTAGTTACGTCTTGTTTAATAACAGATCCGGTTGGGTCTAGTACATTAACAAAACTTTTTTCTCCAAGGGTTTGTCTTAATTTATTCTCATCTATTGCTTTACTAAATGATTCAGGTACCCCTCCTATTCCAGCAAGTCTTTCCTGTGCTTCAGCTAACCTTGAATCTAAAACAGGTTCTCCTTTACTATGTTTACTTAAAATTTGAATGTCTATAGAATCTTGAGTATCTATTTTACCATCTCTATTAAGATCATACATAGCTAGTTGTTGGGGGGTAGCATCATTAAGTTTAGCACCATCATAACTACCTGACTCAAGATTACCATCTGCATCTACATTACTAAAGGCTTTATCAAAATCTTCATAAAATGCTGCAGTGTTGTCAAAGAATACTTCATCAGGAAGACGATCTCTATCAGTATTACTTTCTATAATACCTGCTGTACCACCATCCACAGTACCTGTACCTTCACCAGAGTAATCAAAACCCGGATCAATAGTAGTATCACCTGTAGTACCTGCAGTAGTATCACCTGTAGTACCTGTAGATGCTACTAGAGTTGATGGAGTAGTAAAGGTACCTGAAGCAGGGTTAAACACAGCATTGGTTTGATCGTCTAGAGTTGTCTTAACAATACCACCAGCAACAGCTTGGGCATCATTAGGGTCTACTGTACCTACACCTGTGGTAGTTATAGGTACAGTTGAAGCTGCACCTGTGGTACCTGTAGGTACAGTTGTATCTGCACCCGCAAGACCACCTATGATGGTGTTGTTTGTGCCCCCTTCTTCAAATTCTGTTCTATCTTTAGGTAATGTTCCGGTATCAACCCCTTCAGGTACAGTTGAAGCTGCACCTGTGGTAGTTATAGGTACAGTTGTAGTAGCTGGAGGTACAGTTGTAGTAGCTGGAGGTACAGTTGTAGCTGCACCTGTGGTAGTAGCTGGAGGTCCAGCAGTAATTATACCGTCTGTAACAGTATAACCTAGCCTCAAAAGTTTATTTGTATTTTTTGTTACATTTTGCCCTCCGATAGGAGTACCGATAGGTATTGCTGACTCATTTATCTTACCTAAACTAATAGCATTAAAAGCGTTTTCAACTGACCCGTATAATGGGGGTACCTTAAATTCTCCTTTAGCAATTACCAGAGCATCTTGAGAACTTACTCTACCATCACCATTTGTATCAAAACGAGGGTTATACCTTTGCTCTAGTGTCATAAAACTTCCGTCAGGGTTTTTAAGTGGATTACCCTGTGGGTCAAGACCTACAGAAAGGTACATTGCCTCTCTTGTATTTTGTTTTATTTCAGGTGAAAGATCTTTTATGCTTTCTTCAAAAGCTGCAAGGTTTGAATTTGCAGGTGCAGTTGTAGTAGTAGCTGGGGGTGTAGTCACCGGTTCTTTTTTTACCAGATCTGGAAAAAACATAGAGTTAAAATCTTCGTCTACTTGTGCTTTAACCTTAGCATATTGCTCATCTGTTAGGGCATCAGCACCCCCACCACCAACAGACCTTTGACCTTTTTGTGCTTTGTTGTAAGCGGTAAAATCTGTTTGGTCAAAGCGTCCATTACCATTTATATCGTACTTCGCAAGAAATTCAGGGGAAGATTTTAAAGCTGCTGAGGCTTCTTTATCATATACACCATTAGGTCTAACGGAAAAATTCGCATTTTGAAAAGTTCTTTTAAACTGATCTATTTGATCATAGCTACCATTAGCTAAACCACCCTCATCCATTTTGATCACAGGTCTACCCAAAGCTTTGTTAGCTTTATTATTAATACTTTTCAAAGAAGCCACAGGTAATCTACCTGCTCCAATAAGGTCATCTACTATTTTTTGTTGTTGCGCATTAAGTGCTGTCATGATTTTACCTTACAATTTTTATTAGAACCCATCTGAAAGTCCTTTGAGTATATCTTTAATACTTACTTTAGCTTTAGTGTTAGGTGAGTACTTACATTGAAACTGCTTAGGACATTCACGAAAGCTACTCTCTGCGTAGTGGTAGGCAATGGTTTTGTTCTTACCTAAGTAAACACATACCTTACCTTCACGTTCACTCTCAGTGTACTTCCATAAGCTACACGTTACATACTCAGGGTACAACAAAGAGCTT